TCCGTGATCATCAGGATGGCCGACGCGCCGGAGTCAGACGCGAACGCCTCCAGGGCCTTGAGCAGATCCTGGCCGTGCGTCCGCCCTCGGAACTCCGGCTGGACCCACCACGCCATCTCCTGCACCACCCAGCGGTCTGCGTTCCAGACCCAGGGCACGAAGGCCGCCACGATCACACCGGCCAGGACGCCGTCATCCTCGGCCACGAAGGCGAACACGCCCGGCGCTGCCAGGGTGTTCCAGGCCGTCGAGTGCTTGAAGCCCAGGCACCCAGACACGTCGGACTGGGCCGTGAAGTCCTTCAGCATGGCCGACACGGAGGAGAAGTCCTCGGGCTGCATGGGCCTGATCACTGGCAGATCCTCGCCAGCAGGACGTAGTCGCTTCCCTCCGGCCCGTACTTGCGCAGCACGGACTCCGGCCTGAAGCCCAGCCACATGGCGAAGCGCAGGTTGATGTCGGACTCCCGGTTCACGGTGCACTGCAGTCTGCGGAACTTGAACGTGGCCTGCATCAGCGCCAGGAACGCCCTCGACGCCTTGGCCGTGGTCAGCCAGTGCTCGGCTGCCTGCTTGCTGGTGCGCATCCAGAGCGAGCCCACGCCCTCCCAGAATACGTTCACGCCCGCGCAGGCCAGGACGATGTCACCCAGCACCAGGGCCTGGGAGGCCCCCATGCACTGGGCGGCCTCGATGTACTTGTTCTGCTCTCCCAGGGCCGACACATACTCGGCGTGATCCTCCCGATACTGGATGGATGCGAGGTGCGCCGGTTGCAGCGGGACTATGAGCGGCTTGGTCATGAGTTCACCGTGATCGTGGCCATCGCTGCCAGGACGGTCAGCGGATAGGGTTGTGTCTGTCGCACCACGATGGCGCTGGTCGATCCGTACCGGCCCTCGATGTTCACCGGCAGGTCTCCGGTGAAAAGGTCGGGAGCCTGCCCCAGCGGTGTGGCCGAGGAGCGGAAGGGAGGCGTCTCCATCTTCCCGCCAACCGGGCCGACCTGAAACCCGAGAGACCTGTGCACCCGGAGCACCACCTTGGACACGCGCTTGGTCTTGCCCTGGCTGGTGCCGTCCTCTGCGCCTCCCTCCGGGTCCAGGGTCTCGATCTCGGACACGAAGGGCAGGCCGACGCACACGGTGCTCGCGGCCTTGGCGAAGGACACCTGCCCGCCGGTCACCACCTGGGGAGTCCGTACAGATCCATCTGCCAGGATGTCCACCGTCTTCCCCTCGAGGTGGTCGAGGCCGGTCACCACGGTCACGGGCGCTCCGGCATAGGACAGGCTTGCGTCGAGGAATATGGCATCGTCCCGGTCTTGGTCAACGAACGGCTGGGTGAAGAACTCGATGTACCGCTTTGGCGTACCGCCCACCGTCCTGTTCACCACTACCCAGACCTGATCGATCTCGCCCTTGGGAATGGCTGCAACGTGCTCAAACAGGCCATCCGTGAAGTGCCGGTGCCAGCCGACCACCTGCTCCATGCGGTTGTATGTCAGCCCGAGAAGTACTCCGTCCGTCCTGACGCACCAGACAATGGAGTCTGGGTCTTGCGCGTAGTCGGCCTCGGTGATGCCCCCCACGGTGATGTGCTCGGCCAGCAGTGACAAGTCCGGCGCGACCCACCCGTTGGTCTGGTAGTCGTAGGTGAGCTCGCGCACCTTGCGTCCGTTGCGCTGCACGAACAGGGTCACGTTCCCCACGCGCACCGGCATGACCGTCTGGCTCGAGCCGAACGTGGTCTCTTGGGCCGCGCTCACGGTGTCCGGCTTGAGGGCTGCATCCGAGTCTGCCGGGCCGAGCCGCCACTCGCCGCCGGACGTGCCCACCGCGAGGTTCTTGGCCGACACCAGCCACTGGATGGCGTTGACCATGCTGCTGGCCATGGTGACCGTGATGGGATCGTCCGCGTTCACGCCTGGGGTGAAGTCGGTGTAGCGCCCGGTGCGAGATCCCCAGACGGTCTGCGGGCTCCGGGTGGTCCCGGCGAAGAACAGGCGCTGCTGGTGGAAGGTCACCGAGCTCGGCCAGCCCTGGTAATCGGACCACGCGCCCTCGCGCCACATGTAGGTGGCCGCCGTGGACGCCAGAGGCTCCATGACCGTGGCCGTGGCCGTGCGCAGGCCGCCCACTGCGGTGATCTTGACGTATCCGGTGCGGCTGCCGTGCTTCATGCGGAAGAACGCGCCGACGTGCCCGGCCTGGAACAGGTCGAAGCTCGAGGTGAGGGTGATGCTCTGCGGGTAGGAGATGCTCACGTTGTCTACGGCGCGGGCCGCGTTGGCCGTGTGCAGGAAGCCCAGGAAGATCGAGGTGGCCGCCGGGGTGAACTTCAGGGTCTGGACGCCAGCCTCGAACACGGTGTCCGACAGCACCTGCTGGCCACCCGTGGCGGTGCCGATGCGCACCGTGAGCGGCCCGGCCTTGACCTCGAACTCGAGGGTGTACTCGACGCCAGCCGTGGGCAGGGTGACGCTCTGCTCGCCATATCCCGAGCCTCCGGTCACGCCCACCAGGGTCATGTAGCCGCTGTTGTCCCAGAGGATCTTGGCATTCGTGCCGGTGGACTTGTCGGTCCAGTTCCCGATGTCGTTGTCGAAGAACCCGTTGACCACATACTGCCCCAGGCCGGACGGGGTGATCGTCTTGGATTGGTCGGTGTTCTCATCGAGGTACGGGCCGTCGATGAACTCCATGTCCGCCAGGGTCCAGGCAGTGTGGTCCGTGCGCGTCAGCAAGGCTGGCCGGTGGGCCGAGTGCACCACGAACAGCGTGTCCGCGTTCTGGGTGTAGCGCAGCTTCTGCAGGTGCGCCTCCGGGTAGGTGGTGGCGATCTCGAACGGCGTCAGGCCGCTCATGATCTGGCCCTCGTTCATGAAGCAGCGCATGTAGAAATCCCCGAACTCAAGGATATATGCCTGCTGGGTGGAGAACTCGAACGGGATGAGCCGCACGTCCTTGGAGCTGTCCTTGACCTCGGCCACGAACCGGGTGCCGGGCCTGCGCGTGGCACCGCCGTGGGGCATGAGGATCATGTCGCGGCAGCTGGCCAGGGCCGTCTGGTACTTGGCCAAGTCGACGCGCCCGAGCAGCCTGGGAGAGATCTCGCCGGACGTGAAGCTGGCCTGCAGGTGAGAGATGCGTCCCATGGCTACATCCTCGCCTGCACGATGGTGGTCTCCTCGAACTCGGTGTGGCCGGTGGCCGGGCCGTCAGCTACACGGAGGAGCATCCGGGCCTTGTCGAACTCCTGCTGCTTGGCCACCTGCATGGAGGCGTTCTGGGCCACGGTCATGGCCAGGACGATGGCCATCCTGCAGGCGATGAGCTCCACCAGACCGGGCTCGTAGCGAGCGGTCTCGGTATTCCTGAAGGTGTACTTGAGCGGAGCCTCCTCGGCGTCCGTGAGCAGCGTGTTCCCCTCGACCTCGAACGGGATCTTGTCGCTGGCGGTGGTGCCCAGGTGCTGCACGTCGATGTAGTCCGCAGGGAGCCGGTAGGCGTACTGGTAGCCGAACGCCGGGCTGTCCGCGATGCGCTGCAGCTTGACCCGCTTGGTGCAGGACGGCCAGGGCCGGATCTGCAGCACCTCGTCCCGGTGCGCCTCAAAGATCAGGTTGCAGCAGCGGGCCTCGTGGATGTCCTCGTCCATGCTCGAGATGGGAGGCGAACCCACCTTCGCCAGGGCGAGGTTGCTGATGGTCACTTTCGACATGGTGCCTCCCAGAAAGGAAAAGGGGCGGAGGTCTCCCCCCTCCCCGTGTTGTGCGGGTTGTCCGAACTAGGACAGGTTGGCCGGAGCGCCGTCCTCGGGCGCGGGCTTGGCCTTGCCGGGCTTGGGCTTGGCCTCGGGAGCAGGCTCGGCGGCCTCGGTCACTTCAGGCGCGGGAGCGTCCGCCAGATTGGCCGGAGCGCCGTCGCTGTCGACCTCGTGCGGGCCGTCCAGATCCACGAGGTGGCGCGACAGGGTCTCGCCTTCAGCCAGGGGAGTCAGGCCCTCGTAGGTCTCTCCCTCGGTGAAGTACCGGCCACGCCAAGTGCAGGTTCTCGTGCAGTAGATCTTCATGTGCGCTGTCCTTCTGGCCTGGGCCTAGTTGATGTCGAGGAAGGTGCTGAAGTTGCCAGCGGTCAGAGGGCCGGTGCCAATCGTGAAGTAAGCCCGCAGGTAACGCTTGCGGAACCCGGCAGGAATGGCCACGCGCCACTTGTAGCCCTGCACCAGGGTGGCCTTGGGGATGGCGTCCGAGCCCACCAGCACCACCTTGTTGGTGGAGAAGCCGGTGTCATCGGCACCCTCGAGGGTCACGGTCACGGTGGCAGCGCCAGCGGCAGCGGCAGCGGTGGTCACCAGCATGTTGAAGAACACTTCCGAACCGCCGCCCTTTTCGTGCATCTGGGCCTGATCGAAGGCGTTTTTGCCAGCAGCGCCCAGGTCGAGGTAGTCGGTGGACGCGGCAGCCACGGTCACGGCCTGGGCTTCGCCCATGAAGTTGAGCTTGTCGAGGATAGGCATGGGATTTCTCCTTGTTGGGCGGGCGGCACCATGACCACCCGCCCTCTTGGTTAGCTGATGGCGGACTCGGTGTCGAGGATGGCCTCGATGCGCTTCACGGGGATGCCACGGAAGTGCATGATGGGCCGACCCCAGATCTCGTCGGACATGTAGGTCACGTTGGTCTTGTTGACCGCTTCCTGATCCAGCTGGGTGTACAGGGTGGGGTTGCAGTAGATCACCGCACCCTTGCCGCCCTGGGGCATGCGGTTGAGCACCTCGATCAGCTTCGCGCCGGTCAGGATGTTCGAGGAACCGGCGGTCTCGGCGTTGGCCACGCGAGCGATGCAGCGCATGTCGCGCACGGCGATGCCGCAGTTGACCTCGAAACGGTCACGGTAGACGCGCAGCAGCTTGCCGGAGGCGTCGGTCTTGGTCTCGACGCCCAGGTCTTCGTGGTTGATGCCCACGGTCTTGTTCCCACGCGGGTAGATCATGTGCACCTTGTCCACGCCCCACTGCACGATGTAGGCGCTGGAAACGTCGGAGCCGGTGCCGGAGCAGCCGACC